TGGATGGATGGATGGATGGTGGGGTGGAAGGGGGATGTTGGCATAGTATAAAACAAAAAGGAAAGGGAGTGAAAAAACTTGCACGCACGATATTTAGAAGTAGTTAAAGCGCTAATACAAACATCGTCAGAGTTTACCGATTGCAGAGTCGAAACGTATATTGAACCCTCAATATCATCAACAATCTTTTATATATACGCTGACGGATATAAGCACATATTTAAAGCACCATTTGGGTTACTTGACTCCAAATTAACGGCTAACGCTTTAGCAGAAATTATAATAGATGAAGTAAAAGAATGGAAGGACAAGTTAAATGAAACTTAAAGATTTAATTAGCGTTATTGATGGCGATGCCTTTTTGAATATCATAACTGAGAGTAGGCATTGGTTATTTATGGATAAAGCTGACTTTATCACATCTGATTTACCTGAAAGAACAGTCAAGGAAATAGGCATTATAAGAAGCGAATTTTTTATCGTGATGGAGGATTAACAAAATGGATATATATAAAGGATTAGTTATGGCGACATTCGTTATGGTTGCAATAATAATGATTAGTCAATATATTGACAGTGAAGTACCGAGGGTGTATGAAGTAATACAATTAATGAACGTTTTACCATGCTATGAAATAAAAGCATTTAAAAATGGAAAGCGGATTAAAACTAGTGAATTGATACAATACATCAATAGTCCTGTTAAAGCTCACGAAATGAAAGAAGGTATTCTTTACATAGAAATTTATTAGTTTTTTTGAAAAAAGTACTTGACATTTCTTGTCGTATAGTGTAATATAATACTTGTAAACAGTTTACAACTTAACTAGCAGTAATCAAGCTGAGGGGTGGTGCAATCCCACCCACTAGTCTTTGCACCAATGGTGCATGTTACAACAAGTTACAAGTTACAACAAGTTACAAAGCAAACTCATTACAAAAACAAGGAGGATATTAAAATGAGAAAACCAAGCGTAACAAGGACAATCAGCACGTTAAACATTACAGTAATAGGTATGGATATAGTTACGTGCGAGCCTATGACCAAGACTTACCCAGTCTATGAAAGTGAAGCACCAAAGGATGAAACGAAACTGTTTAATTACATCCGTAAGATGTATGAGACAGATACTTTTAAAATCTCAGCTATCACAGACAAGAAAGCAGTCACTAAAACATATTCAATGCCACTCAGTAAGTACATTGAAGAAGCAGAGGAAGTAACATTCGAAAAAGACAAAGTAGACAAAGCAGACACAGCACAGTAAAATAGGAGGTCAATATCATGTTATCAAAGAAAGAATTATTTAATGCAAAGGCATCAGCACAGAAAATTGAGAAGGGATTACAGATTGATGTTGTCAATGTTGGCGAATATGCTGATACTGACAAAGATGGAAACGCTGTAAAAGTATCAGTGTTTGTTGATAAAGACGGAGCAGTTTTTACAAGCATTTCTAAGACTGTTAATGAAATGTTAGAAATGCTTGAGGATATCATATCAGATGAAGGACATGCCCTCATAGAGGTGTGTGAGAATACATCCAATAATGGCAGAAAATTTTACCAATTAATGATACGCTAATTATTTAGAGTATTTAGTAATAAAGGTGGGGGGGTTTTACCCTCCCTTTATTTATAAGCATAGGAGGTTTAAAGTGTATGGGTAAGATAACCAAGAAATCACAACTTTTGAAGGAATATAATAAAGAGCGAACAAGAATTAAACGTTTTATTAGATATGCTGAAAAAAGGGGGTATGTGTTCGAGCCTAACCTTATACCACCAAAGCCAAAAACAATCACAAGTGGCTCAATAAGAAGGCTGTCAAAGATTAGACCAGCACAGCTATATAAAAAAGCATATGCTATCAGTGCAGTAACAGGACAGCCAATAACAGTTGAGCAGAGAAAAAGAGAAATCAGACAAGAAGCATCTAGGAAAGCATGGGAGACTAAGAGAAGAAAAAAAGACGAAGAGGACTATAATCGAATTAAGACTAACAGCGAATGGCAACAAATGTTTAGTGCATCGAAATTAGTATGGGATAAAGTACAGTCCATGATAGCAAACGTGGGTGTTCAACAATCACAGTCAGCAGACTTGTTAAATAATCTTTTAAACTCAGAAATTGAAAAGTATGGCGCAGACTCTGTTTTATATTCCATAGCACAAGCAAGTGAGGATTTTTTAGCAACTTGTGAAGTTATAATTAAATATCATCCTAGTACTGCTGTATCAAGAACGGCCGTACAACATTTATATACGTTAATAAGTGGCAATATACCAAGTAATGCAGAACAGGCAGAAATCGATAAAGCAATAGACGACGATGAAACGTGGGAAGAAATATGACAAGGCAAATGAAATATATGGTAGGGGATTTTGAAACCACAGTATATGACGGCCAAACATTCACTGAAGTGTGGGCTTCAGCTGTTGTCGAGCTAGGCACAGAGGATGTTAAAATTCATCATTCAATTAGAGAGACATATAATTACCTATATAACTTAAAGCAGAATATTTGCATATATTATCATAACTTAAAGTTTGACGGTTCGTTTTGGCTATCGTTCTTGCTAACAGATTTGAAGTATGAGCAAAAGTTATATGTAAATCCGAATAATGATAGTGATGTACACTTTTTGAAAGAAAAAGATTTAACACCAAAATCGTTTGTGTATTCGATTTCAGACATGGGTCAGTGGTACAGTATACTTATCAAGACGCCTTACGCATTTATTGAGATTAGAGATAGTTTGAAACTCTTGCCATTTTCAGTTGAACAAATTGGGAAAAGCTTTCAAACAAAGCACCGTAAATTAAATATGGAGTATAAAGGGCATAGATACGCAGGTTGTCCAATTACAGATAGCGAAAAACGATATATTGCTAATGATGTTCTAGTAGTTAAAGAAGCGTTAGAAATTATGCAATCGGAGGGGCACTTAAAACTTACTATTGGGTCATGCTGTCTCTCTGAATTTAAAGCTACAGTTGACAAGCAAGACTATCAAGCATTTTTTCCCGATTTAACACAGTTTAAATTAAACCCACTTGAATATAAATACTCAAACGCTGATGAGTATATAAGACACTCATATAGGGGTGGTTGGTGTTACCTAAAGAAAGGTTGTGAAAACAGAATATACACTGAGGGTATAACAGCAGACGTCAATAGTCTCTATCCCTCTATGATGCACTCAGAAAGTGGAAATTATTATCCCTATGGTCAGCCAGTTTTTTTCAAAGGTAAAATACCTTCAAAATGTCTTACAGACCAATATTATTATTTTGTTCGCATACGTACACGTTTTTATCTGAAAGAAAATAAACTCCCATTTATACAGATTAAAGGGAGCTTTTTGTATAATGCTACCGAAATGCTTGAAACATCCGATATAGTTAATAAAGATACAGGGAATGTATGTACATGGTACAAAGATATTGACGGAAATATTAAAAAAGCCGTTGTTGAAATGGTACTTACTCAAACTGATTTTGAGTTGCTACAGGGGCATTACAACCTTGTAGATTTTGAGTTAATGGATGGATGTTACTTTAGAAGTATAACAGGAATTTTTGACGAGTATATCAACAAATACAAGAAAATTAAACAAGTTAGTACAGGAGCAAGGCGAACACTAGCAAAACTCTTTTTAAATAACTTATATGGAAAACTTAGCAGTTCGGATATATCCTCTTTTAAAGTGGCAAGAGAGAAGGACGATGGCTCACTAGGATTTACGACATTTGAAGAACACGAAAAGAAAGTCATGTATATTCCAATAGGTTCAGCAATAACAAGTTATGCCAGAAATTTTACTATTAGAGCGGCACAGCAAAACTATAAATATTTTGTATACGCCGACACGGATAGCATACATTGTTGTACTACAAAGGAAAAAATTAATGGAATAAAAATACACCCCTCTAATTTTTGTTGTTGGAAATTAGAGAGCTTTTGGGATGAAGCTATTTTTGTTCGCCAGAAAACTTATATTGAGCATGTTACGCATGAGGATGAAGAACCAATTAATGAGCCATACTATAACGTAAAATGTGCAGGTATGCCAGATAGGTGTAAGAATTTATTTCTTAAATCAATGGAGGGGGTGCCAGATGAAGAACTGGAGAAATACCCACCAATACAACAGGAATTTTTAAAAACAAAGAGAACGCTAGCTGATTTTAAACAGGGGTTGGAAGTATATGGAAAACTCAGGCCAGTGAGAATAAGAGGAGGGATAGTATTACAGGAGACAACATATAAAATGCGATAATGAAGAAATGCAAGGCAACGTGAAACATAACAAAAGAGACAGAATAAATTCTGTCTCTTTAATATATCTATAACGTTAATTCTTAATGCATGGGTAGGCATACACCCAACTACAAAGGTGCGTCTTATATTTCAAAGAGCCTTCCACACCAATGTTACAAAAATAACTAACGCAGATACCATTAATAATAAGCTAGAGCTTTAAGTATACATTCTTTACAGTCAAGAGAATAAAATCTAAAACACCCTCTATCAAAGAAGTACCTCATATAGTCAATTAACCATCCATTATTTTTAAGCATAACAAAATTAATATTAAGGTCATCTGTAGTGACTGAAATTCTTTGTTTAAAATCCGGGTCAACCTTCTTGTCGCAATATACTATGCTTTCTTCTTCAAACATTTTAACGGCGTACTCTTCACCCATATATTTAAGTGTGCATAAATATCTACTTTGCCCCCTCATTTTTTGGATGAAAGCGTGGTTGTCATTCAGATAAACATTTTGTGACGCATAAGCCACATAATTGGACTTGGTGAACGCTCTATTAAAAAGCGAGTTTTCCTGTAACTTAGAGGCACTTTCATTATAACCCTGTTCAAGAACAAAACCCTCACCGCGTAGAAATTTGACATCCGATGACAGTCTGTCAGTAATATCTAAAGCTGTATAATATGGGTTTAACAGAGTTACAGCGTTAGAAATCATTATTACAGGAACATATCTAACTTGCCTGTTGTTTCCCCTAGCTATTGACGTGTGTACACTAATAAATTTGCTGACTTCATCAGCGCAGTAATGATTAGTTTCAGACTGAAATTCATCAAAAAGTATTCTTGATACATCGCTCAGATAGTGCGAATACTTTTTCACTTTATCCGCACAGTTGAGTGCTACAGCATAGCCACAGGATTTTCCTTCATCCTCTTCATCGTATGCACTGCACAGAAATAATTCATACATTTTACTATTGCCGATTTGTACAGCTTTCATGATGTAAGCTGAGAAAAAAAGGGTGTGTATATCCTTAAAGAATTTGTCGGCAGAGTCCTTCAACTCGTCTTGAAATCTGTACAGTAGACAAAATTTCTCATTATATTTTAAAAAGCGATTAATTAGATACCTGTTAAAATATGTTGTTTTTCCTGCACTTCTATTTGATGTTGATATATAAATTTCGGGTACATTCCCATTAATATCTTTCATGCTTAATAGCTTGGTGCCATCATAGTATTTTATTTCATTCATTTATCCACTTCCTTTAGTATATTATAACAAATTATGCACAATTTGTCAAATTAATGTTGATAATTAGTGGAAAATATGTTATAATAAGAAAAAAGAAAGGGGGTCACTATTATGATTAACGACTTATCAACATTAATTTCCACGCTGGGTTTTCCCATAGGAATGTGTTTAATTATGTGTTATTACATTAACAAAATTAATGACGCACATAAGGTAGAGACAGACAAGTTTGCAGAAGCACTCAACAATAATACAGTCGTGCTTCAAAAACTTTGTGATAAGCTTGACAGTGAGGTGAATGTAGGTGACAAGTAGTGATATTGTAACAACAGCGAGAACGTATCTCGGAAAGCCCTATGTATGGGGTGGAGAGTCTGAGTCTGAGGGTGGATATGACTGTAGTGGTTTTGTATATTCTGTACTTAATAAGTGTGGCATGAAAGTACCAAGAACTACAGCACAAGGCTACTCAGTGTTAGGCAAAACAGTAACAAATATTCAAAGTGGTGATTTACTTTATTTCGGTAAATCAACCAAGAGAATTACTCACATAGCAATTGCTATTAACAGTACACAAATGATTGAATCGAGAGGAAATAGTAAAAACACAAAAACAAACAAGGGTAAGGGTGTTTCAATTACTAATATTTCTCACCGAAACGACTTAGTGCTTGTTAAAAGAATTGTTGATTTTAAAAAGGAGAAATTAACAACTATGTCTTTATTGAAAAAAGGTAGTAAAAATAACGATGTTACTGTATTCGAGATACTAATGTCAAAGTTAGGGTATTATACAGGTTCAATTGATGCCCAGTACGGTAAAGGCTGTGTATCTGCATGTATTAATTTTCAGAAAGAACATAATCTTTTACAGGATGGTGAGTGTGGTAACAATACGTGGAAAGCACTTCTTAGTGAGGTAATTTAATGTCATGGATAGCTATTGAAGGTACTAAGAAGTATCTGACACAAGCGCAGATGAAAAATAACGCTGTAGAGTTTAACGCTTATTTTGCTGGGAAATACACACTTGAAAGTATATGCGGTATGCTCGGAAATGTTCAGAGAGAAAGTACCTTAAACCCAGCACTAAAAGAAAGAGCAAGTGCATCTAGTGGGTGGGGGCTAATTCAGTGGACGCCTTCCTCAAACCTCACTGACTACGCAAGCGCTCAAGGTAAGGATTGGAAAGACGGCAATTTACAATGCCAGCTTATTAATGCCGAAGTACTTGAAGGATATGGCACCCAGTGGCTACCTACTAAAAGATATCCTTATACTGGTTTAGAATTTTCTCAACTAAGGGACGTTGAGGAAGCAGTCAAAGCTTACTGTTTTGAAAGAGAACGTGCAAATGTTGTAGCTCTCGATGAAAGAATACAAAATGGGAAGAATTGGTACGAGTATCTAAGTGGTTCTATAGTACCTCCAACACCTCCAACACCTCCAACACCACCAACACCATCAACAAGGAAACATTTACCTATTTACATGATGTTACACAGGCGATTTTAAGAAAGGAGAATGATAATGGCTAAATTATCAAAAGACGAACTTATTGAAAAAGTAAAAAAATATGTCGGCGATAGAAAGGATGATGAAACAATTGAGATTATTGAAGATATATCCGACTCAATCGACTCGTCCGAAGCTGACGAATGGAAAAAGAAATATGAGGAAAATGACAAAATGTGGAGAGACAAATATATTTCACGTTTTGTTGAAAAAAAGGAAGATGAACTAGACCCACCGACAGAACACGAGGAGGAAGAGAAGGAGTACTACTCTTTTGGGGATTTATTTGAAGAGGAGGAAGATTAATGGCTAGAATAATTGCTAAAACGAAACTTGATGCACGCTCAATTGATATTCTTAATGTTATCAGAAATAATGCATCATATGCTTATCAAAAAGATATACCAAAAATAGAGAAGGAGCAGGACATTCCAAAGGTTGGAGAAATCCTTTATGGAAATCCGACACACTCCAACGAATTTATCAACGCTTTAATTAATAGAATTGCATTGGTGCGTATGCAGAGTTTAACTTTTAACAACCCTTATAAGCACCTCAAGAAGGGCTACCTTGAATTTGGCGAGAGTGTAGAGGACATTTTTGTTGGTATTATCAAAGCTGTAAAATATGACCCAGAAAAGGGTGCTAGTAGAGAGTTTAAACGTACTCTTCCTAATGTTCAGTCAGTCTTTCACACGACTAATTGGAGGGTAATGTACCCAATTACTATTGAGAAACAGGCTTTAAAAAGAGCTTTTACATCTGCTGACGGTGTTACTAACCTTATTACATCAATTATTGACCAAGTTTATCAGTCGGCTGAATATGACGAATACTTACTTTTTAAGTATCTGCTTATCAAAGCAATTTCTCATGGTAAAGTATATCCACACCCTATTGATACTACTGACATGAATAGTGTGGCCGTAGCTTTTAGAGGAAAATCAAATTTACTCCCTATTGACATGACAGGGCGATTTAATGAGACTCATGTACAGAACAACACACCTATTGATAAACAGTGTATTTTTATGGATGCTGATTTCAATGCTAAATTTGACGTTGAAGTTCTTGCCAGTGCTTTTAACATGAATAAAGCAGATTTCATCGGTAAACTTCACCTTATTGACGATTTCAGTTCGTTTGACAATGAAAGATTTGAAGCGATAAGAGAAGAGTCTACAGGTCTCGAAGAAGTAACAGCAGACGAGCTTGAACTTATGAAAAACGTTAAGGGAGTTTTGGTTGATGAAGAGTGGTTCCAAGTTTATGACAACTTATTCGAATTTGACGAAACACGCGTAGGTAGTGGTTTGTATTGGAATTATTGGTTGCACGTTTGGAAAACTATTTCTTACTCACCATTCGCTAATGCAATCGTTTTTGTTGACAGTGGTGCTACAATTGCCAAGCCTACAACAATTAATGTTGAAATCGCAGGAAAAGATATATCTGAGGTTGGTACTATCTTTACACTTAATGTGAAGGATGACACAGCTACACTTGCACCTAATTCAGTTAATTTTGTACAGACCGAAGCTCTTACAACAGAGGGTATTGCCGTGCAGAAATATGGTGCTATTGTAATTCCGTCAACAAAATCTGCAACAGGAATAACTCTTGTAGCTGATTTAGATGGAACAACCTACACAGCTGATGCAGCCATCACTGCCGATAATAATGTAGGTGATACAGTCGAATTAAGTAAAGGATGATGAATTATGTACATAGTACCAGATAGTGAGGTGTACATGCTGAGTGGAGTACCACTTTCCACTCAGCAGAAACACACAATTTATTTTTCAGATAAGAAAACACAAGCAGATTATTTTATTAGTAAAGCCAAAAAGCATTTTAATAACGTAACTTACAACAGAGTTAATAAGGGTAAATGTCGTTTACAGGCTACAGCAGACAGCTTATACGACTGTAATTACATGATGTTTCAAAACTCAGCTTTCAGCACTCGGTGGTTTTATGCATTTGTGACAAGTATTGAGTATATTAACAATGTTACTGCCGAGATAAGCTTTCAAATTGATGTTCTACAAACTTACTGGTTTGATATTGAACTAAAAGAATGTTTTGTCGAACGAGAGCATAGCCTAACTGATAACATTGGTGACCATATCCTACCCGAAAATGTCGAATGTGGCGAGTATGTTTACAACGGTAAAGCTCAGTTAATCGGGCTAGGCTCTTTAAGTACTTGTACCATGGTACTACTTGCCACAACAGGAGGGTATCTATACGATGGTGTTTATAGTGGCTATCAAATAAAAGCCTTTGCTAACACAGAAACAGGTGGTAATAATCTCACTAATTTTTTAAAGAACTACTTAACTACTCCTGACAATATCTTAGCAATATACACTTGTCCTACAGAGATACTTCCTGTTAAGGTTACAGATGCAGGAGTTAATATAACCTTTACTGGAAATACTGTACCAATAAATGTTACTGGAACACCAATTAGTACTACTGATTCAATAAACGGCTACAGACCACGAAATAATAAGCTATACACATACCCTTACAACTTCAATGAAGTAAGAAATAACTGTGGCCAGACATTAATTCAAAGATATGAATTCTCAGAAAATCTTACTCCATATTATAACATAGTGGGTAACATGACTATGCCTGTACAGGAAGTGTTGCGCCTTGATAGATACAAGGCTACAATGAGAAGCGGAACAGGGAGAATGGATATGACAGAAACCATCACACTTGACAGTTTCCCTTTATGTTCGTGGAATGTAGACGCATTTAATGCATGGGTTGCTCAAAATGCTGTACCAATAACAATTAACGCTATTCCGTCAGCCGTTCAGACTGCTACAGGAATGGTTACTGGACAGTCAAGTAATTCAGCACTGGGTAGTGTGCAAAATATATTAACAAGTGCTTACACGGCTAGTATTTCTGCTAACGATGTAAAGGGCAATTATGCTACTAATAACGCACTTTTTGGTAGAGGACAAGTGTGTTTTGAAGCTCAACGAAAATCTATCACTGCTGAGTATGCTAAGGCTATCGATAAGTATTTTGATGTATTTGGGTATGCCTGTCATACAACTAAAGTGCCGAATGTGTCAGGTAGACCACATTGGAATTATACCAAAACGGTTGACTGTACTATAGTAGGTGGCGCACCCAGTGATGATATAGCGCTGATTGAAAGTTATTTTAATAAGGGTATAACTTTTTGGAGATATCCTAGTGAAGTAGGTAATTATTCGCTTGACAATTCAGTTTAGAAAGGAGGGGGATAAAATTGAGTAAGGCTAGAAAAGCAAGACGAGCGCAAAAGCGCACTTCATTTAGTGACAGCGTTTTTTATCAGCTTTACACTTTTGACCAATACTTAGATTTATTTACAGAAATAGCAATTAGCTCGTTTGAATGGGTTGGGCTTCCTAGCACTGTAGATGCACGATTTATTGAGGTTGGACTGTATGAGAATAAAGCTATGCTGTATTTTAACGATGAAGTCATGGGAAATCTATGCTTGAGAACTGTACTTGGCGGTCAACTTGACGTTTACAATATACCACTAGATAGACGAGCGTATGCTTCTAACGGCTATCAACGTGTGTGCGGAAAAAGTGACAGTGTTATCATATGGGATAATATGACGCATTGGTGCTGTAAAGATAAAATGGAAATATACGCTAAGAGACTGGCCGAACTTGACGCAAGTATTGATATTAACTGCAAGGCTCAAAGAACGCCCATTTTAATTAAAGGAAGTGAACAACAGCAACTAGCTCTACAGAACGCGTATATGCAGTATGACGGCAACCAACCTGTTATTTTTGCGTGTAACGATTTCATGGATGCAGACGGAAGCTCTTTTGGTGTATTCACAACAGGCGCCCCGTATGTCGCTGATAAGTTATATGAGTTAAAGGTTAATTTATGGAATGAAGCACTCACTTATCTTGGTGTAACTAACATTAGTATTCAGAAAAAAGAACGAATGATTAAGGACGAAGTGCAAAGGCTTCAAGGCGGTGTGATGGCTAACAGATATTCAAGAGAATTTGCAAGGCAACAGGCTTGTGAGCAGATTAACAGAATGTTCGATACTCAGATAAGCTGTCATTTCCGTGATGTATTCAATTATAATGATGTCAGGAAGGGCGATGACAATGAGTAAATATACAACACAACTTAGATTTATATGTGAAACAAGCGCAAATCTTACAGAGTCGTGTGGATTTAACGATATTGAAACTGTGCTTGATAATTCGTGGGATAAAATCTTTAGTGATTTTCCGATTTTTGATGAAAAATACCGAGCGGAACTATGTAAGAAGATTTTAAGACATTACTACACTCGAGAGATTTGTTGTGAAACTCTAGGTAGATGGAAGCTATTTCTAAGTGATAAGATGAAAAACATTATGCCTTATTATAATCAGCTTTATCAGAGCGAATTGTTAAAAATTCAACCATTAGTTAGTGTGGAAAGGAGTGTTACACATGAAGGTAGTGGAAGCGAAACCAAAACCACTAACAGAAATGGTACTAATACTAGCTCCTCAAGAACGGATGGAAGCACCAATACTTGGAGCTATTACAGTGATACACCACAGGGTGGTATTAGCGGACTTGATAGTAACGATTATTTAACAAATGCCACGCATAATATCGGTACGGATGGTACGACTAGTAAGCTAAACGCTAACAATACTGGTAATGAAACAGGAACAGGAAAGAGAAACGACAGCTATGTTGACAAAGTTTTAGGTTATGAGGGTAACCAATCGGAAATGTTACTAAAATTTAGAGAGACTTTTTTAAACATTGATATGATGGTTATTAATGAGCTTAAAGATTTATTCTTTACAATTTACTAGAAAGGAGTGCTATTATGGACAACTATGACAGAGATTTTTTTTGGTTTTGGTGCTACAAAGTTTTACCTTTGGTGTATGATGACAGCTTAAGCTATTACGAAATTCTGTGCAAAATGGTAACTTATATTAATAATTTGATTGAAACTGACAAATTACAGAATGATGAAATAGACAAGCTAAAAAAGGCTGTACAGACACTACAAAATTGGATTAATAATTTTGATACAAGCTACGCAGAGAGCATTATAGCTCAATATTTAGCTACAATGATTTTCGTAACAATTAGTGACGAGGGTTATATCATTTATACAATTCCTAAAAATTGGGAAAGTATTACTTTTAATACTACTGGGTTGGATATTGGTAATAATATTGGTGTTGGCGGCTATGACTATGGCCATTTAGTATTGAGCTATTAAGAAAGAGAGGTAATTATATGAATGGATTAATTAACAGACAATACGTTGGTGCTAGATATGTACCTAAAATTATGGGTGAATGGAATAAGGCTTTGCGGTATGAAGCATTATCAGTAGTAACACATTTAGGTAATAGTTTTACAAGTAAAGTACCTGTACCTGCAAATATTGATATAACTAATGAGACTTATTGGGTTAATACTGCTAATTATAACGCACAAGTTGAAGCATACAGACAAGATGTATCTCAAGTCAAATCTGATTTAAACAATGAAATTGTAAATAGAAAAAATGATAGTAAAGATAACATCTTATGGATAGGTGACTCTTATAGTGTAAATTATAATCACAAATTACCGAATGGCGTTCGTGATATGTTAAATGCTAAAAATTGGTATGAATACAGTAAAGGCGGCGCAGGTTTTGCAGGAGCATGGGCTGGCGCAACCTTTAACGATTTAATTGAACAAGCTAAAAAGGAAATGAGTGCTAGTCAAAAAGAAATGATAAAGCATGTATATATTGTTGGTGGTGCTAATGATAGTAATTTTGAGTGGTCAGTTCTAAAAACTAAAGTTATTAGTACTATTCAGAACGCTAAAAATAGTTTTCCTAACGCAGAAGTTTGTTTTATATTTGCTAGTTGTGCATATACTACTTACCTGGATTTGCTTACTAAAACTAAGAATATTTGCAATGATAACTATGCTCCTTGCATTTTTGCTATGCCTTATTATTATTTAACTGGCTC